GTTCTGCCAATGTCTTTGCGGGATAGTGTATAAATATTAGCAATATGGCACTATCAAACTATGATGCTCAGTCAACTAACAATTCAAAGCGATCAACTAAAATTTTTAGTGATCTCAATTTGAATTTTACTAAAAATCCTGCAACAAAAGATATTGCAAGATTAACAGATGTAGAGGCAGTAAAAAGAAGTGTTAGAAATTTAATTTTAACAAATCGTTTTGAAAGACCTTTTCATCCAGAAATAGGTTGTGGTATTAGACAATTACTTTTTGAAAATGTCACTCCATTAACAGCAATATTAATACAAGATAGAATTGCTGAAGTTATAACAAATTTTGAACCAAGAGTAGGTTTAGTAGATGTAGTGGTTCAAGCAAATGAAGATGGAAATGAATATGTTGTTTTTATTTCTTTTTATGTTTTAAATGCTGTTGAGCCAACCAAGTTAACAGTTTATTTACAAAGATTAAGATAATATGAGTTCACACAAATTAAATATATCAGAATTAGAATTTGATGCTATTAAAGCAAATTTAAAAAGATTTTTATCCAATCAAAGTCAATTTAAAGATTATGACTTTGAAGGATCAGGTATGTCCGTTCTTTTGGATTTATTGGCCTACAATACTCACTATCTTTCTTACAATGCAAATATTTTAGCCAATGAAATGTTTATTGATACAGCTGATTTAAGAAACAGCATAGTTTCGTTAGCAAAATCTTTAGGTTATACTCCAAATTCACCAAGAGCGCCTTATGCAGATATAAACATTGTTGTTAATGACGCCACAGGTGCTTCATTAAGTATGCCAACAGGAACAAGTTTTACAACTACCGTAGATGGAACAAGTTATAATTTTGTAACCATTAATGATAATACAATATCTCCAGTGGATGGTATTTACACTTTTTCAAATATAAAAATTTACGAAGGTACATATATTACATATCAATACACTTATAATGCTTCAGATATTGACCAAAGATTTATTATTGCTAGCGCTAATGCCGATACTGATACTTTAAAAGTAACTGTACAAAATAGTTCGGGTGATACAACAACTAATACCTATATCAAAGCAACTTCAATTACAGAATTAGACTCTACAAGTAAAGTTTATTTTTTACAAGAAGCAGAAGATGGAAAATTTGAAATATATTTTGGTGATGGTGTTATTGGTAAATCATTAGAAGATGGTAATATTATAAATTTAAAATATGTAGTAACAAATAAAACAGCTGCAAATGGAGCTTCATCTTTTAGTTTAGCAGGAAACATTGGCGGTTTTAGTGATGTTACTATTACAGTTAATTCAAATGCGGCTAATGGTGCAAATGCTCAAACTAATGATAGTGTAAAATTTTATGCACCTAAATCATATGCAGCTCAAGATCGGGCTGTAACAATAGAAGATTATAAAACTAAAGTGGCAGAATTATATGCCAACGCAAAATCAATAAGTGCTTGGGGTGGTGAAAACGCAGAAACTCCTGTTTATGGAAGAGTTTACATTTCAATTAATCCAATTTCAGGATCTAGTTTAACAGACGCAACAAAAAATTCTATTGTAACTCAATTAAAAAGATATTCTGTTGCTTCAGTAACTCCAGTAATTGTTGATCCTGAAACAACTACATTATTATTAACAACTACAGCAAGATATGATGAACAGGCAACTTCTAAAACAGCTGATACTTTAAAAACTGATATAACAAATGCTTTAACAAATTATAATAACAATACATTAAATCAGTTTGATGGTATTTTTAGATATTCAAAAGTTTTAGAATTAATTGATGATGCTGATACAAGTATTTTATCTAACATTACAACTTTAAGAATACGAAAATCATTTACACCTACAACAGGTAGTTCTACAAATTATACAATTTATTTTTCAAATGCTTTATATAATCCTCACACAGGACATAGATCAGCTGAAGGTGGTATTTTAAGTTCTACTGGATTTAAAGTTAATGGTGACGCAACAAACATTTATTTCTTTGATGATGATGGATCTGGAAATTTAAGAAGATATTATTTGGTAGGTTCAGTTAGAACATACGTAGATAATTCTGCTGGTACAATTAATTACTCAACAGGTCAAATTAATATAGACTCAATAAACATTTCTTCAATAGAAAATATTAGAGGTTCTGCCTCAACAGTAATAGAATTAACAGTACAACCAAATTCAAATGATATTGTACCTGTTAGAAATCAAGTATTAAATATAGATGTGGCTAACAGCACTATTACAGTTACGCCAGACACTCTAGTTGGTGGTTCTGCTAATGCTGGTGTTGGTTACACAACAACATCAAGTTACAGTACCTAATGGCCGACTTCAAAGATAAAATATCGAATATCGTAAAGCATCAAGCACCAGATTTCGTTCTGGAAGATCATCCATATTTTTTAGAGTTTGTAAAAGAATATTACAAATTTTTAGAATCTGCTGAAGTTGTTTTTTCAAGTGTTGGTGACTCTGATATATTACAATTAGAAACACAAACAGCAACACAAAATTATTTACAACTAGATGGTTCAAATCAACAAAGAGACGACTCTGGTGATAATGTCTTATTAGAAGAAACAACTATTGGTGATTTTATAAATGGTGAAACTGTAACAGGTTCAACTTCAGGTGCAACAGCTACAGTTTTAGTTGAAGACATAGATGCTAATAGTAGATTATTCATATCACATCAAAACAAATTTATTATAGGTGAAACACTAACAGGTTCAACTTCAGGTGCAACAGGAGTTATTTCAACTTATAAAGCAAATCCAGTTCAAAACATACAACAACTTTTAGACTATCCTGATCCTGATAAAACAATTCAAAGTTTCTTAACTAAATTTAGAAATGCTTTTTTACAATCTATACCTGATTCTTTAGATGAAAGTATAGATAAAAGAAAATTAATTAAAAACATCAAATCACTTTATCGTTCAAAAGGAACTAAACGTGCAAGTGAAATATTTTTTAAATTACTCTTTAATGAAAATGCTGAAATAAGATTTCCAAAAGAAAACATTTTAAGAGCGTCTGATGGTAAATGGGATACTCAAAAAGTTTTAAGATGTAAAGAAATTGGAATATCTGATGCCGCTAATTTAGTAGGTCAAACAATTACACAAGCAGATGTACCTGCTGATATTAATATTAACGAAGCAACAGCCATAGTAGAAAACGTTTTTAAATATTCAATTGCAGGTGAAACTGTAGTTGAATTAATACTTGGTGATAATTCAATAGTAGGAACATTTGTCTCTGGACAAAATATTACAGGAACAGATAATACTGATCCAGATGTTTTAATAACTTGTAACATAGAAGGAATTATTACTACAAAAACTATCAACAACGATGGTACACTTTATTCAATTGGGGATATTGTATCTATAAGTGGTGGTGGAAATGATGCCATCATAAATGTTGATGCTGTAGGTTCAGGATCCATTAGTGAAATTTTAGTTGATGATGGTGGTTCAGGTTATGCAATTGGCGATACAGTTAATTTTAGTATTGGTAATGCTACTGCAAAAGTATCTGTAGTTAATGGAGGCATAACGCAAGAAACTTCCAGTTCAACAGTTGATGATCATATCGTATTAGAAGATGAAACTGTAAGAGGAGATCCATATACAGGAAATAAAATAGTTCAGGAAGAAGGAACAGGTTCTGGTGATATAACAGATGTTAGATTAATTTATGAAGGCAATGGATATACTTCTTTACCAACTTTAACAATTACATCTTCTGGAGGCTCTTCAGCATCCATATTTGCTTATGGTCCTGAAATAGGAAGAGTTTTAGCATTAAAGACAGTTGAGTTAGGAGATAACTATGACGCAAGTCCAAGTCCTCCAACATTAACTTTACCAACTTACTTATTTTTAAAATCTCGTACAGGAGTATTTTTAGCAGGTGAAACAATTACAGGTATTGATTCAAGTTCAAGTGTAGTTACAGCTACTGTTGTTTCATTAGACGCAAATACAAATATTTTAAAATGTTCAGGCGCTTCTGGAATATTTGCTCAAGATACTGAAATATCAGGAGGCACTTCTTTACAAACTGCAACGATTTACAAAATAGACCAAGCAACAGCAACCGCAACAGTTGGTGCTGTAGCAACTACAGATGGTGCTTTTATAAACCAAGATGGTTGGATTTCTGAAAACTCAATGTTAATACAAGACAGTTTATTATACCAAGATTATTCATACATTGTAAGAGTTGGTCGTTCAATTAATGACTGGAGAGATACTTACACAAAAACTTTACACTCTGCTGGTTTCTACTTTCAAGGAGAAGTTACAATTGAAAGTCAAATATCAGCTAGAATTAGAGATGTTACAGGAATTAATACAAGTGTTACAGAAGATATATTTGGTGTTTACAAAACAATATTTACTACAATAGTAGGAAGAAGATTAGGAACTTTAGATGATGGTACAACTTTACGTGCAAATCCACTTGCAGGAGTACCAGCAGATTTAGATGATAGTACAATAGAACACTTTACTCCAAATACAAGAGATTTAACTTTAACAAGAAGTTACACACTTATTTTTGAAAGTACACCTAAGATTACAATTGATGGTGATACAACAAAATACGGTTATGCGTTTGCAGGACCACGTCTTGGAAACATTAATAAGTATTGGCAAAGATATACTGGTAGCGGTATTGCACAAATTACAGGTGTTGGGGCAGACTCAACAACTGCAAGTTATATAAGTCCTATGCAAATGATTAATTGGGCAGATCATAGAATTATAGGTACTAAAACAAATAGTGACGGTGAAGTAGTAGAGTTTACTAATATGACAGATACACCTAACTTAAAAACATATGTTGCCCTACCAACGGAGATTAAGGTAAGTTATTAGACTTGTCGTATAAATATAAATAGAATTTAAAAGGATAATTATGCCAGCAATAGTAACAAACAAATTTAGAGTACACAATTCAGAACAATTTTCTGAATCGTTTTCAGAAGCGTCACCTAACATTTATTATTTAATGTTGGGAAGACCACAAGCATTTTCAACATCAACAAGACCAGACTCTCGTACAGAAAACGAAGGTTCTGACTCATCGCCAATTGCGTCACCAGATTCAGTAGATGCTGAATTTTATACTTTTGATGATGCTATTGCAGCTAAAAAAATTACAAGTTCAAACGTTTCATATGTAATACCTAGAAGAAACTGGACAACTGGCACAGTTTACGATTATTACAGACACGATTACGGAAGAAGAATTACAGGAACAACTACAACTCAAACATCTAATAGTGGTGCTTCAAATTTATGGGACTCTACTTTTTATGTTTATTCAAGTGCAGGTAATGTTTATAAATGTTTAGATAATAACTCTGGTGCAAATTCAACAGTAGAACCTACAGGAACTTCAAACTCAGTATTATCAACAGCAGATGGTTACAAATGGAAATATATGTACACTTTATCTGCTTCACAACAAGTTAACTTTTTATCTACTGACTTTATGGCTGTTGCAACAAACGCTACTGTTAGTGCTGCGGCAACAAATGGTGCGTTAGATGTAATTAAAATTAAAACAGGTGGTACTGGATACACAACTTCAGGTGCTGCTTCAACAGGAACAATTACTTCTGTACCAATAAGAGGAGATGGTTCTTCAGGAACAGCTACTATTACAATTACTTCAGGAGTTATAACTGCTGTATCTGTATCAGCTGCTGGTTCTGGATACACTTTTGGTTACATTAGAAATGCCGACATACAATCTCAAGGAGGTGGTACTGGTACAGGTGCAGAATTAGATGTAATTATTGGACCAAAAGGTGGTCACGGTTTTAATGCTGTTAAAGAATTAGGTGGTTTCTTTGTTATGTTAAACGTTTCATTTGAAGGTGTTGAATCAGGTTCTGGTTCAGACATAACTGCTGCAAACGATTTTAGAAGAGTCGCTTTAATTAGAGATCCAAACTCTGGAGGCTCTGCAGCTTCTTCAACTACTTTAAGAGCAACAAAAGCAATTAGATTTGCTGCTTCACCAACTCCTGGTTCATTCCAAGTTGATGAAGAAATCAATCAAGCAACTACAGGTGCTGTTGGTAAAGTCGTAGAATGGGATTCAACAAACAGAATTTTATATTACATACAAACAAGATTTAATGACGAAGGTGCAGATAGTAATGGTAATTTAACTGCCTTTTCAACTGCTGCCGTGGTTACTGGCCAAACTTCAAGTGCTACTGGTACTCCAGACACTGGATTTACAGACACAGTAAACGGTTCTTCATTTACTGCTGGTTACTCTGCTTCTGAATTAGATGCTGACACAGGTGATATTATGTACATTGAAAACAGAGCGCCTATTACTAGAGCAACTGACCAAACTGAAAATGTTAAACTCGTTATTGAATTTTAATTAGATAAGGAAGAAAAATGCCAGCAAAAACTGATTTTAACATTAGTCCATACTATGACGATTATACAGAGTCGAAGAAGTTTCATAGATTACTTTTTAGACCTGGTTTTGCTGTTCAAGCAAGAGAATTAACTCAATCACAAACAATATTACAAAATCAATTTGAAAGATTTGGTGACCATATATTTAAACACGGTGCAATGGTTATTCCAGGACAGTTATCTTTTGATACAGACTATTATGCTGTAAAATTAACTTCAAAATCAGCTGCAAACATTAATTCATATTTAGATTTTATAGTAACAGGACAAACATCAGGTGTTGAAGGACAAGTTGTAAAAGTTGTTGCAAACGATGGTACAAATCCAGACACTTTATATGTTAAATATGATAACACAGGTAGTAATACAATCTTTCAATTCCAAGATGGTGAAACTTTACAAATAACTGCTGATGGACAAGCAAATCCAGTTGTTGGTGGAGAAACAGCAGTAGTAGATACTACAGCAAGAGGTTCAGCAGCTGCTGTTCAAAGTGGTGTTTATTACATCAATGGTTTCTTTGTTCAAAATGATTCTGAAACAATTATACTTGACGCATATACAAATAGTCCTAGTTATAGAGTTGGTTTTACTATAACAGAAAGTTTTGTAACACCTAATGACGATAGTTCTTTAAATGATAATGCTCAAGGTACTTCAAACACAAATGCTCCAGGTGCTCACAGATTTAAAATTTTATTATCTTTAACCAAAAAAACTTTGGCAGATACAGATGATACTAACTTTGTTGAAATAGGTAGAATAGAAAATGGAAATATAAAATCTTTAGTAAGAAAAACCGAGTATTCTGTATTAGAAGAAACATTAGCAAGAAGAACATTTGATGAATCTGGAGATTATACCTTAGGTAATCCAGACATTGATATAAGAGAACATTTATTAGATGGAAATAATAGAGGAATTTATACAGCAGCGAATGGTGGTGCTGAGGCAAAAGTTGCTGTGGGTATTTCACCCT